CATTATTCTTTTGGACGCTTTTAAAGAACGTTTAGAGTTTCCAGAACTAAAGAAAAAAGCCTTAGAACTATATAAGGAGTGGGAACCCGATGCCCTGATCGTAGAGAAAAAAGCGGCAGGGGCGCCCCTCATCTATGAGATGCGTAGGATGGGAATACCATTACAGGAATATACACCAAGCAAAGGCTCTGATAAGATAGCCCGTGTAAACGCTATATCTGATCTATTTGCTTCAGGTTTTGTCTGGTGTCCTGACAGGCGTTGGGCAGAAGAAGTTATGGAAGAATGTGCTTCTTTTCCCAATGGCGAGCATGACGACCTTGTAGACTCCACCAGTCAAGCTTTGTTAAGATTTCGTCAGGGAGGGTTTATCCGTTTAAACTCGGATGAAGAAGATAAATTTATGCCACGCAAGAAAGTAGCATATTACTAGGAATCATTATGATTGAAAAAAGCCTATACCAAGCCCCTGTTGGACTGGATTCTATCCTTGAAGAAGATCCTATCGAGATTGAGATTGAAGATCCAAAATCTGTAAAAATTGGTATTGGCGGTATGGAGATTGAAATTGAACCTGCCAAACCGTCCGATGAAGACTTCGATGCCAATCTAGCTGAATACATTGACGAAAAAGACCTAACTGAGATAGCAGGCGACTTACTGGGCGATTTTGAAGACGACATCTCCGCCCGCAAAGACTGGATCCAGACCTACGTAGACGGTCTAGAGTTGCTAGGAATGAAGATTGAAGAGCGATCTGAACCGTGGGAAGGAGCCTGTGGCGTCTATCACCCCCTCCTTTCCGAAGCCTTAGTTAAATTCCAAGCTGAAACCATTATGGAGACCTTCCCTGCGGCAGGTCCTGTTAAGACCGTCATTCTTGGAAAAGAGACACCTGAGAAGAAAGACGCTGCCCAGCGGGTTCAAGACGACATGAACTATCAACTGACAGACGTAATGGTTGAATACCGACCAGAGCATGAGCGGATGATTTGGGGTTTAGGACTGGCAGGAAACGCCTTTAAGAAGATCTACTTTGACCCTGCACTAGATCGTCAAGTATCGATGTTTATCCCTGCTGAGGACATCGTAGTGCCTTATGGAGCCTCTAGTCTTCAGTCTTCTCCTCGTGTAACCCACGTCATGCGAAAGACCGAGAACGAAATCAAACGATTGCAGTTTGCAGGCTTTTACAGGGATTTAGAACTTCAAGAACCCAGCGGCACTTTAGACGAAGTTGAGAAGAAAATTGCTGAAAAGATGGGTTTCAGAGCAACTTCAGACGACCGTTACAAGCTTTTGGAAATGCACGTAGACCTAGACTTACCTGGTTATGAAGACAAAGACAAGGACGGAGAACTGACTGGCATCGCCCTACCGTATGTTATAACGATTGAAAAAGGGACTCAAGAAGTCCTATCAATCCGCAGAAACTGGAGACCCGAAGATGATACTCATCAAAAAAGGAATCATTTTGTCCATTATGGATATGTGCCAGGCTTTGGTTTTTATTGTTTTGGGCTTATCCATCTTGTCGGTGCTTTTGCTAAGTCTGGTACTTCTCTTATCCGACAACTTGTGGATGCAGGCACATTGGCGAATCTGCCAGGTGGCTTTAAAACAAGAGGTCTGCGAGTTAAAGGAGACGATACCCCGATTGCCCCAGGTGAGTTTAGAGACGTTGACGTACCGTCAGGAGCAATAAAAGACAACTTAATGACGCTGCCCTATAAGGAACCAAGTCAAGTCTTGTATTCCTTACTAGGGACTATCGTAGAAGAGGGTCGCAGATTTGCTTCCGCTGGCGATATGAAGGTCGCTGATATGTCGGCTAACGCCCCTGTCGGCACGACTCTAGCCATCCTAGAGCGGACTCTCAAAGTCATGAGTGCGGTACAAGCCCGTATTCATTACTCAATGAAACAGGAATTGGGTCTTCTAAAGGACATTATTCGTGATTACACGCCCGAAGAGTACAACTATGAGCCTGAAGAGGGCAGTCGCAAGGCAAAGAAGAGCGACTACGACATGGTTTCGGTCATTCCAGTCTCAGATCCAAATGCAGCAACGATGGCGCAAAAGATCGTACAGTATCAAGCAGTACTCCAACTGGCTCAAAATGCGCCTCAGATCTACAATCTCCCGCAATTACACAGACAAATGCTAGATGTGTTGGGAATTCGCAACGCTCAGAAGTTAATTCCACTACAAGATGACCAAAAACCCAAGGATCCCGTCACAGAAAACATGGGTGTCTTGACTAACAAGCCTCTAAAAGCATTTATTTACCAAGATCATGAGGCTCATATCATTGCTCATACCAATTTTATGAAAGATCCTCTGACGGCTCAGGTTATTGGGCAGAATCCACAGGCTCAACTCATGGGTGCGGCTTTAAATGCCCATATAGCCGAGCATTTTGGCTTTAAGTACCGTCAGATGATGGAACAGCAGCTAGGCGCTCCCCTACCGTACCTTAAAGAGGATGACGAAACCATCCCAGAAGAGTATGAAGTTCAGCTTTCTAGACTGGTGGCTCAAGCCTCTGCCCAGCTTCTCCAGCAAAATCAAGCTCAGGCGGCTCAACAACAAGCTCAGCAACAGGCGCAGGATCCAATTATTCAAATGCAACAGCAAGAACTCCAAATCAGAGCGCAAGACGTACAAAGAAAAGCTCAAAAAGATCAGGCAGACATCCAACTCAAGCAAGAGCAGATCAGTGTTGAGCGGGAGAGGATTGCCGCCCAAGTGGAGATGGAAGGCAATAAGGCAGGAATCAAAATGGCTGCCGAAAGAGACAAACTAGACCGTAGCAGTGAGCTAGAAGCAACAAAACTCGGTGTTGATATTGCTAAATCAAGGAATAAACAATGACAGAAATAGAAGTTTTAATGGGTCAGATAGATGACAAAGCTGACCAATTAAAGGATGCTGTGGTGGTCGGAAACATGGATCACGTACAGTATCAACGAGTTTGCGGAGAGATTAGAGGTCTGCTCATTGCAAAGGGTTACATATTAGACCTCAAAGACAAAATGGAGAGAATGAATGAGTGAAACTCTAGACTTAGACAGGGCAGTAGATCTGACACAGCTGCTAAATAAGTCAAATGAAGAAAAAGCTACACAACTCCCTAAACCTTCGGGGTACAGAATACTATGTGCCATTCCAGAGGTGGAAAAGGAGCATGATGGCGGGATTATTAAGGCAGACGAAACCCTAAGATATGACGAATTGTTGACAACCGTATTGTTCGTTGTGGATTTAGGACCAGATTGCTACAAAGATCCAGCCCGCTTTCCAAATGGTGCTTGGTGTAAAAAGGGCGATTTTATCCTTGTAAGACCAAATGCTGGCAGTCGATTAGTCATTCATGGGCGGGATTTCCGCATTATTAATGACGATTCAGTGGAAGCGGTAGTAGATGACCCCCGTGGTATTAAACGTAAATAGGAGCAAATATGGAAAACACCGAGTATAAGTTCCCACACGAAGCAGATGCAGAGCAGGTTCAAATTGAAATCGAAGATGACATCCCAGAAATCGATAAAGATAAAGAACCCATCCCCAAAGAAACCGTAGAGCAGCTTGATAGAGACGAACTGGACGAGTATTCCAGCGAGGCTAAGGAAAAATTAGCTCAATTTAGACGTGTTTATCACGATGAAAGGCGGGAAAAAGAAAAAGCCTTGCGAGAACAGCAAGAAGCCGTTGCTTTTGCCCAAAAGCTCTACGAGGAAAATAAAGCCCTAAAAGGCAAAGTTAATACCAGTGAAAAGGTAGCAGTTGACTCCTTTAAGGATTCCGCCCAGCGTGAATTAGAAATGGCAAAGCGGGAATATAGAGAGGCGTATGAAGCAGGAGACTCTGAAAAACTAGTAGATGCTCAGGAAAAAATGACGTCCGCTAAGATGAAAGTGGAAAAGGCTTCAAACTACGCTGAAAATATAAATCAACGTGCCTCTTTACAAGAGAAAGAAAATGATGTAAAAATACCACAACAGACGTATCAAGAGCCGACTCGTGATGGCAAAGCAACCGCTTGGCAAGAACGTAATTCTTGGTTTGGTCAGGATGACGAAATGACCAGTCTAGCTTTAGGTTTACATGAAAAGCTAGTAAAAGAAAACGGTATGGCTTACGCTACGACTGATGAGTATTACAGACGCATAGATGACACAATGCGGAAAAGGTTCCCTGAGAATTTTCAGGACGTAGTAGATGACACCAAGCCAACTGATCGGGTAAAACCGAGTACAGTTGTTGCTCCTGCAAGTAGAAGTACCTCTTCAAAGAAGATAAGATTGAATACATCCCAATTATCTATAGCGAAGAAGTTAGGACTAACGCCTGAGCAATACGCCCGTGAACTTATAAAGATGGAGTCTTAAAATGGCAAACACTAGATTACAAAGAGAAGTAGATACCCGTGCAACAAGCGAACGTCCTACGCAGTGGGCGCCAGCAGAATTGCTACCTGAGCCAGACAAACAGACTGGGTATGCGTATAGATGGATTCGTACTTCAACGCTGAATCAGGCGGATCCCCGTAATCTCTCTGGAAAACTAAGAGAGGGCTGGGAACCTGTGGCAAT